TTAAGTTCTCTTGCTGGAGAAAGATTTGACGATCTCATTGGAATGACCGCTGGTTTAACTTCACCATCTGTTATTGCCAACACATAGAAGTAAGCTGTCTTCTCAACATAGTTACCATTAGGTAATCTATATCTACCATTCTTTTCTTCTTTAGCATCAGCTGGAATATCGATGTGAGTTCCAACAGGAGCAGAAGCACTATCGCCTCTCTCTTGCCATTCAGGATATCTAGTCTGTGTGTGAGCTATCACCACATCTAGACCCTTGTTGCTCTCAATGAGAGATCCAAAACCTGATGAATATATCATCCCTGGTTTTGCACCCGCTACGTGTTTAGCGTCTCTCTCATTACATTCTGGAGAAAGTTGATGTAGGATTTTTAAGATCGGAGTTGAAACATCGTCCGACTTAATTTCCTCTGCACCTTTACCAGAGTCTGCTCTGAGATTGATTGTTGCCAATGCACCTGCATTGGTCTTTGTTGCTACTTGACTATCCATATATCCTCCTATTGATTTGTTAGTCTATTGTTTTGGTTTGTTTTTAATTTGCGTTTGATTTTTTTCAAACGTGTTGAATAACTCCGGAGGAATTTTTCCACCACGTGAATGAAAGTCCTCCAAAGTTAATCTAAGGGTTGAGGCATGAACTGAAACTTTTTGTTCCGGATCATAACCTTGTCCTTTTGCAAGGGTAGCGTAAGCCATTGCCTTGTTATCTTCAGCTTTGCCAAACCGAACTGTGATTTCGTTTTTCACAATATCGCCTAGGCCAGCAGTACGAAGCCAGTCATACGCTTCTTCTTTTTTATCAGCTTTGATTGAAGCGAAATATTTATTGCCAACAGATATTTCAGATCCATCTGCTAGCTTCATAGATTTTAAATTTAATTCTGCCATCAAGTCAGGGATAATAACCCCGCTTATATAATTTTCATTATTCTTTAATTCTTTTATTTCATTTTCTTTGTTAAGAATTTCTTGCTGAACAGCTTGTAGTTTAGAAATCTCTTCCGAGATTTTTGTTGGGTTTACTTGTGACACCTGCGAAGGTGCATCTTGTCTGAGATTAATGTCTTTCATTTTTACTCCTTATTGTTTTATTAATCTAATCTTAGTTTATTAAAAATAATATAAGGATAAAAATTTTATTGTCAACTTATTTGTGATGTATATTTATTTCTATTGGATAATAAGTTTTTTCTTGACGATCCCACTTTAATAATTTGTATCTACCATTAGTTGTGTCTGCCACAATTGAACATACTACACCTATGATTGCAGGATCTCCTGATAACAAAAGATAGTCATGTGAATTATAGTCTTTTAGAAGAGTTCTAAGTTTGTGAATTAAAGGACCTGGAGATAGAATCATTTGCGAAAATTCTGGTAGCATTGTCACGATATCGCCATATTTTTGTGCCCCTAAAATATTATATTTAGGTTCACCTTTAGAAGTACCTGGTATTTCCTGAATTAAATAGACTTTTGATTTAGTCTCTTTGGGATGATTTTTAAATTGCATATTGACTTTATCTCTTTCATCCTATATATACATTATTAGAAAGATAAGTAAATGATAAACTATAAATTTAAATCAAAGCCTTATGCGCATCAGCTTAAAGCTTTAGAACGTTCTTGGGAGCAAGAAAATTTTGCCTATTTCATGGAGATGGGTACAGGTAAATCTAAAGTATTAATAGACAACTGCGCTATGCTTTACGATAAAGGCGATATAAATGGGCTATTATTGATAGCTCCCAAAGGTGTATATAAAAACTGGTACGAGTCTGAAATTCCTAAACACCTACCAGACCATATTGAAAAGAAAATGGTATTGTGGAAAAGCTCTGATAAGTCAGGTGAGCAAACAAAAAAATTAAATGTCTTGTTTGAAACTGGTACAGATTTTCATATATTAATTATGAACGTTGAAGCGTTCTCTTACGACTTTGGAAAAGAATTTGCTCGTAGATTTTTGTCATCACATAAAGCGATGATGGCTATAGATGAATCTACAACAATCAAAACTCCTACAGCCAAAAGAACCAGAAATATTGTAGGGCTACGTGAGTATGCTAAATACAGAAGAATCTTAACTGGTTCTCCTGTTACTAATTCGCCATTAGATCTCTTTGCTCAATGTGCCTTTCTTGATCCCTGGCTCCTGGATCATAGTTCTTATTATACTTTTAGAGCTAGATATGCAGCTATGAAAACAATTAACCTGGGCGCACGTTCAGTTAATGTGGTTGTAGGATACAGAAATTTAGGTGAACTTTCAGCTAAGATACAACCGTTTTCAGAAAGAGTTTTGAAAGACGATTGTTTAGATCTACCAGCTAAAACTTATATGAAACGTATGGTGACTATGACAGGACCACAAGAAAAAGTTTATAAAGAAATGAAAAAGTATGCGTATGCACAACTAGATGGTAAAGAAGTTACAACGTCTACAGTGATGGTGCAGTTAATGCGTTTACATCAAATTACTTGCGGTCATTTCACTGCTGATGATGGCACAGTGCAAGAAATCCCATCAAGACGTGTAGATGAACTTATGGATATTCTAGATGAAGTAGAAGGTAAGGCTGTGATCTGGTCCCATTATCAAAAAGATGTGCAACGAATAATTAAAGAAATAAAAAAGAAACATGGTGAAGGATCTGTTGTAGACTATTATGGTCTAACTCCTCAAGAAGAAAGGCAAAATAATATAAAGAAGTTTCAAGAGGATGACAAGTGTAGATTTTTTGTAGGAACTACACAAACCGGCGGCTATGGTATCACATTGACTGCTGCGAGTACAATGATTTATTTTTCAAATGGTTATGATTTAGAAAAAAGACAACAGTCAGAAGCTAGAATAGATCGTATCGGTCAGGAAAAACCAATGACTTACATTGACATCATGACAGAAGAAACGATTGATGAGAAGATTGTAAAAGCTTTGCGTAAAAAAATTAATATTGCAACTGAAATTATGGGTGAAGAATTAAAAGAATGGATTTAAAAAAGTCCTTTGTCTATAACTTTTTCTAACAACAGAAGTGATACTGCCCCAACAGTACCCAATACCACCCAATAGATCTTGTCTATCTTACCACCCAAATCGTGAATACCTTCGTGCATGTGTTTCATATCTTTTTTGATACCTGTAATATATCCATATATAGATAATAAATGTTCTCTTGTACTCTTGGGTTTTAATTTATCGCCAGCGGGCATTATGTTATCATTCCTCTTGATTTTAGTTTTATCATTTTTTCTTCTTCGGATAGTAGAGCATTCTCTGTCATGGTCAATCCGTTATTTAGTTGCGCTGTCTGACCACTATTAATTACGTTAGGGTTGACGGCGGTCTTGACTACATTTTCTGGTAGTGGTGGTGTTATTAGTGATGATTGATCATCAGATGTTGGTATTAAATAATTTTCTATATTTAAATCAAAGTCTTGGTTGAGTTTTAGTTCTGACATATCTAAAGACATTTGTTCAATTACTTCTAGTATTTCATCCGCAAGAACATTAGGTATATTTTTATCTTCAGCTAATTGTGCAAACTGAAGCGCTGCTCTTTTTGAAATTAATAATGGAAAAAACTGATTGTCTTCAATATTGTTATACAAAGGTCCTTCATTTCTAGCACCAAATATTTCTTCTATTTTATCGTCTCTCATACCCAATGTTTTAACTGCATCGTATACTCTTCTTAATTTACTGTAGTCTTCATAAAACGATTTATTAGCTTCGAAGTATTGTCTTATAATTTGATTTTTATCTGTTACTGGATCTCCTGTTCGAAGTTCTTCAAATATTTTTTTAGCTTCATTTTTTTTCGATTCGTTAAACTCTGCTATTTTAAAGTCAAAGTTTCTTTCTAAATCTAAAGGTACTTTTCTAAAACCTACAAAACCAAGTAATTCATCTGGCACTTCGTATTTAATACCTGATTGAGTCTTTTTTCGTATAGCATTTATTAATCTTGTAATCTGCGGTATTGATCCAGGTGATAATGTGTAAGCTACATGCTGCGTAGATTTACTCCATTTGGTCATTAGACCATCTTCTGGATTCCATACAGGGCTACCATTTGCTTTAACACCATTTCTAGTCATAACATCAAACACTGCACCTGTCCAAATAGACTCAGAGAAGAATGGCTCCAATACTTTACCCATCGCTTTCGTTATTCCCCCTACAAAACCAGTAATTAACGGATCATCTTCGTTAGCTTGTTTGGCTTTTTCAACGTTAGCAACAATAGTATTAACAGGTTGAATCATAGTGTCATAAAAGAAACCATGACTAAAATCTATGTATTTATATTTACCATCTTCATACACTCCAATGATTGTGTTGTCTTCTGACCATGTAGGTAATATTTCTCTCATCGCTGTAAGTTTTTCTCTAGTAATACCATATAAAGCAGAGCCGGCTTTCATTGCTGCGATCGGAAAGAAACCATATGTTAGTGCTTGACCTAACAATCTTCTCATACCTATAGTTTCTCTGATAGGATCTTTTATTTCTTTAAGCGCACGGATAGTTGTATTACCACCTGTTCTAAAAATTTCTGCTGGGAAAGATGCGAAACTTCCAAGTGGTGATCTTCTGATTCCTTTTACAAAGTCTGATACGTATGCATAGTTAGGAACTGTTTCTCTTATAACCTTAGCTGCTTCTTTCATTATATCCAACTCATTAGGCATCTTAACAAATGAGCCATCAGCATTTTTTAAACCAGCTGCTATAGCAGACTTGTATGCTTCTTTTAATTTATGTCCTTCTGCTAAAAAGTTAATGACCCTAAATATATCATCCTCTGCTGTGTACGCGTCTGTTGCTATACCATATAATTTTTTAAATTTTTTAGTTGTAGTGTTTATTAATTTATTAAAAAATACCTCTGCTGATGTGTTTCTTTGACCAGCTAATGTAATATCACCTATTATTCCTTCAACTTCTCTAGCTATAATATTTTGATTAACCACTCCTTCATCTAATAAAAACCTATACAGCTTCTGATTTGTAGGTGTATTTCTGTATAGCAATTGTGGTTGAATAGTATTGAATGCAGTCTTTGCAAACTCTGCAAGTTTTAATGGAGAAATTAAAATATTACCACTATGCACTGTAGTAAATATAGCAGAGAAAAAATTTCTAAAGTGTGTAAATGGACCTAGGATAGTTTTACCTGCTTGAGTTAGACCTTTTGGTATCAACATCATAGCTCTGTAAGGAAGTGATTTATATATACCATTGGTATCTAATGCATCTCCCATTTTTATTGCATCGGCCCAAGTTTTTGTTGTAAACATACCATCTAACGGAGAAGTATAAATGTCGTCAGATAATCTTGTTTTAAGTTTTAAAGGTCTAGATATTTCTTGAAAAGGCAATTTAGCTAACGCTGCATTGTAACTTGGATAGAACAAAGCTCTTTCACCATTCTTAAGTAGAATATCATTTTCTTTTAATAACGATGTGTAAAAATTATCTCGAGCAACTATTTCACCCAGGTCAGCCATAACGTTGTAGATAGTATTTTTTGCATCTTTGTAGCTACCAAATAAAGTTTTAAATGATTCTAAATCTGATTTAGTTTGTATCAGTCCACCGTCTTTTGTAGCTTTAAATTTACCACCAGCTGTAATGTTGTCACCGATGTTTACGATCTGCAGAGCTTGATCATCTAGTATATTAACTGAACCTATAGGAAACTCTGGTGTGTTTGATACAGGATTTTTAGTTACACGTTTTAATATGTTGTTAACAACAATCATAGCATCATCGATAGAAAAATTTTTCTCACCATTTCGTTTATGATACTTTTGAATAATTCTAGCCACATCTTCTTTAGCAGCAAGGGTTGGTTTAAATCCATCAAACAATCCCATGTTCATATCAAAGATTTTATAATCAGCTCCTAAATTATATTTAACTCTGTCGTTTAAAATTTGATTTAATTCTTTAGTGGCAACATTAACATTTTTATTTTTATTAATTGTATTTTTTAAAACAGATGCTGTAGTTCTAAAATTAAATGCGTCCGTAATTAAATCGTCAATAGAATTTTCATTGACTCCTAATTTTTTCATAGCATTTCTAAAAGATGTTAGAGATCTTTTACTAAATCCTGGGAATACAATATTCTTCTTTTTAACAATATCATCAGTAGCTAAGATAAAATTTGAAAACATCTCTGATAATTGTTTAGGATTCTGTATAGCTTCTGATGCTTTAGTGCTATTCTTAGACATCTTTTTTAAACTAGTATCTAAATCTTTAGCTATGTCATCCGATAAAACTTTAACAGAACTTTTCTTTCCCTCTAACTTTTGAACGCCATCAAATATTTCTTGAGCCTTATCACTTCTAGATCTAAATGGTTTACCTACAAATTTATCTACCCATCGTTCTATTTGTGAATTACTAAATGCAAGATCTTTACCTTTGGTTGATAATAGTTTTGCAACTTTACCTGTACCATAAATAAAAGGTAAGATAGGAAAAGCTAACTCTGCTCCAAATTTAAGTTTATTATTTAACTGTCTGAATGCATCTTCATTAGCTGTTTCTTTTTTCTCTCTATCTAACCCTGTAGGTATAAAGTCTAACGCATCTATGTCTCCAAAAGTTCCGATGTCCTCTGCTTTCATAACGATTGCACCACCACCAAAACCACCACCAATTGATACAGCTACAAACTTATCAAAGCCGTTTGGTTTATTTAAATTTTTAGCTTTAGCAGCTGCTTTAGTTAAATTGACATTGTCAACAGTTTTACCATATCGATTAGTTTTAATAGCGTTAACTAATATAGGAGCTAAAGTTCTTGCTTTCATACTTGCGTATTGAATAGCTGGACCTACCGTTTTCATAGCTATTTTACTTCCACCATACAATTGTATGAATGCTTCAGTTAAATGCCCGACAGCTGTTGCTCTAGCTTGTTCCTCTGCTTGATTTTCTATAAGACCAAAAATAGTTTTTTCAAATTCTTTGTTAAATCTTTCAGTTAAACTTTGATCAACATCTATACCGTCTCCTTTAGCAGCGTCGTATATAAGGGTTCCAAAATTAATTACACCTTTTGGTATTTTAATAGCACCACTAACAACAGCTCCAGTTAGAGATTCACCTAATCCTACTTCGTAATCGTCTTTATCACCTAGGCCAACTTTTTCTACCTCTTTGTATTTTATAGGTTCATCTATATCTTTTACATCTTCTTTTGCCTCTGCCTGAGCAGCTTTAGCTTCTGAAAATAAAGACACGTCTTTTGGAAGAAGTGATGAAAGCCTAGTGTATTTTTTTTCTTCTTTAATTCTTTTCTTTACGTCTTCTTCAGATAAACCTTCATTTAAAAGTTCTTCTTCTCTTAACTTTTTAATTAAACCATCAATACCCTCTTCACCGATGATACGATTATAAAGTTTGCCTTCTTCTAAATTTTCTTCGATTGCTCGTCTAGTTTCGTCAGAGGGAATAAGGAAATCGTACCAGTTGGACTTGTCCGCCATTTCTACTCCTCTGTAACTTGTGATACGTATTCTTTAACTATGTTACCTTGTTTTACGATGAATTTACCTGAGCTGATGTCGTAGACTGGAATTCCTTCAGGTATTTTTTCTAACTTTGAATTTTTAAGTATTTGAGCTCCCTCAGTTAAACTACCCTCATATTGCCCTGATCCAAAAATAAATTTATCTTTTCCTTTTATTCTCATGAAATCATCATATGCGTCTGGATTTTGTTCTTTAAATGTCATTATGTCATTGTAAATTAGTTCACCCTGCATCTTATCAATAGTAGGAGTACCATACATATTTGATGTAACACTTATTATACTACTTATAACATCCTCTTTGTTTTCAAGAGCTTGTTCACTTGGTTCTTTCTTTTTTCTATAGATTTCAGTTTGGTATAATTCACTTAATACGTCTTGATAATCTCTACCTGTTTCTTCAGAAATCTGTTTTGCTTTTTTAATAAACTGTGTAGCTGTATCTTCATCCATATCTTTAAAAAGTTCTAGACCAATTGCTTGTCTTGCTCTTTTTTTATCTGATATGTCTTTAAATAAATTAGCTGTAGGTTCTTTTGATGCAAGAAGTACGTTTCCGATAGTACCACCACCTCCAGTTTGCCCTGCAATCTGTGGTCCTATTTCTAATAAAAATTTTGTTAAAGGATCATCTAACCTAGAGTCGCCACCACCTAAGCCTTCAATAAATTTTACCCTGTCCGATAAACTACTAAAGTCATCTTTATCAGGGCCTGTTTTATAGTTTCGTCTTTCGACAACATTATCCATAATGCCGCCACCGACGTCACCACCTTTTCTAAACATAGGTCTTTTAAATGTTTTACTCATATTAACTAAACGCTCTGTATACTCCTGCTAATGTAGCTCCAGCTCCTAATGCTGTTTGTAATGGTGTAGGTGAAGGCGTAGATTGCGTTTGGTATTGCGCTGGATATCCAGCTATTAAACTTGTAACACCTGAACCTAATTGTTGAGCTAAATTTAACGGTTGATTTTGTTGTGCTTGTAATAACTGCTGTTGAGCAGATAATTGAGCTTGTTGCTGTGCTTGTTGCTGTGTACCTAACGCACCCAATGCTGAGATCTGTTGACCAAATAATTGCGGAGCTTGAGTTGCTAACTGCTGTTGTTGAGCAGCTAACGCTTGTTGATTAGCAAAAGCTTGTTGTGCAGCTGATTGAGCTTGACCAAAACCTTGTTGTAATAATTGAGCTTGAAGTGCTGCCCGGTTCCTGTCGCTTGCTGTTTGATACTCTGATCTTACAACACCTTCTCTACCACCACCAAGAACACCTTTACTTACAGCTTGTGCTGCAATACTAGGAATTCCTTTTTGCGCTTGTACATCAAACTCAGCTAGTGTTGTATCAATTACATCTTGTTGATACGGAGACATAAATTGTTGATAAGCCTGTGGACCTGTAAATTGCCCTGCTTGACCAGCTTGTGTCGCTGCTGTTTGTAAGAATGGCATAAATGATCCAAGACCACCTCTTAATGCTTGAGATTCTTGTGTAATCTGTGATGTTGGAGCCACAAATTGTGGACCCATAATTTTAGATAGATCAGCTCCTTTTAAACCACCTATTGCACTTTGTAATTGTTCTAAATATGTTTTACCAGCTGCTTCAATAAATGGTGCTGGTAACTGTTGTACTGTTGAAACTTCTGCCATTATCCTACCTTACTCTCTAGGTTTTTCATGAGATCATACATTCTCTGAGCACCTTTGTTGACACTACCACCACCTGCAGCTCTTACTGCATCAGCGGTAAATACGAATTCGTTATTTGATAACATCGCTGGGATATCATCTGCTTTTTCTTTTACACCAACTGGCGGTATAAATCCACCTGTTTCTCTCATATCTAATTCTTTAACACCTTTAGAATTCATGTTTATAGGTAGGCCCTCGATGCCTGATGCCTGTTCCACTAACTTATCAGAACCAAATGCACGGCTAACTCTACCACCATCAGCCATATTTCCTACATCAACTGTTTGATCATCCGCTCCTTCTACTAAAGCATTTATTCTTAGATCGTAAGCTTCAGGAGTTTCATCCTCATTTTTAGGATATAATCTTGAAAACTGTATCTTTAACTGATCATTTACTTGTGCTCTTCTGTTAGCAAAATCTTGATCTGATTCATCTGGTCGTTGTTCTCTTTCAGCAAGTAGACCTGTAATTACTGCACCAGCTCCACCTATCTTAAGAGCATTCATAGCTTTGTCGCTACCTAAATTAAGTAGACTTCCCATATTAAACATAGAATTTTTACCACCTAAAAAAGTGCTAGCTCCACCTGGTATTAGCATAGGCGCAAAGTTCAAAGCTAATAAACCTAAAGGTGATTTAAGAACTTTACCCGCACCTTTGACTACACCTTTAACTGCTTTACCTACAGATTTAACAAGACTACCTAAACCATATTCTGCTCTACCACCATAGGCCATAGATTTTTTCTCAAATTCTTCTTTAGCTGCTTCAATTGCTTCTTGTTGACTAAAACCTTGTTCCATGAACTCTTCTATAAGTCTCATTAATTCTCTTTCATTTTCGTCCATAGAAGCTATCTTCATCTCTGGCTTTTCACGTCTATAATCACCTTTTAAAATGATCTCTGGTGCCCCTGCTACAAATGTTTTCGATGCTTTAGTGTCTGTTAATGCCATAATTTTGTCTAAATTTAGTTTGAATGGCAGGCGTACTTATCCTGAAATATCACACTTTATTTGATTTTTTTGCTATCGTCAACACCTTTGAGAGGTTGACTTCCTTGATATAAGTCGTCCCAAAATCTACCACAATAAGAATACTCACCAACATGTGTGATATAATCTTTTAAATATACGTGTATTTTACCACCCATATCTGACCATCTTTGACAAAAACCAAAGTCTTCACCAAAGTATCTTTTGGTTTTAGGATCATGAATTGTATCAAAAAGATTAAACATATTTTCTTTTTTCTCTGTATTACCATTAATTATAGTAGGTTGATATATTTCTAGTTCAGGGTAGTGTTTAATCATCTTTTCTATAACTTCTCTCTTAATTAACATACAGCCCGTAGGAGCGTGAGTTACCTCTGCTACTCCATCTTCAACTTGTATTTTTGTAGGATCTTCTACTTTCAATGGAAATGTATATCCAGATCTTGCTAAATCATCCTTGTCGTTAACAGCTCTATGTTTTGTAGTCATTCGTCTCCAAGCCTTGTCCCAATCAAATGTTTTCATAGGATAAGGACAACCTATTACATCCTTGTTTTTTTCTAACATTGTAAAAATAGTTTTACACTGAAAGTCTATATCTGAATCTATAAATAATAAGTGTGTATAATGATCAGGGTGATTTATCATTTCGGCTACACACAAGTTTCTACCTTGTGTAACCAATGATGATTTCATCAAAGTAAAACTTACAAGTATTTTTCTCTGCATACACTCTTGTTGAAATTTTAATACTGATTGACAATAGTGCATAGACACATCGCTATGCACAGGTGTGCATACCATTATTTTATATTCAGACTTCGTTCCAATATTGATCGTGGTAACTTCGGTATCCCCCGTCTGAGCTGGCTTAGTAAACCAGATGGGTTCATTGTTAGCGCCTTGCGCTTTACTACTTTTTTGCATTTACCGCTCCTTCCAAAAATCTTTTCCAAGATGTGCCTATTTTATTCCAACCATAATATGCTTGTGCATAAGCAGATTGGCATTCTAAATGATTGTGTATTTCTTCTCTGTGTAAACTATCAGCGGCGGCTTCTATACCGTATGCAAATTTTTGTGCTAATAATCTATAATTTTTTTCGTACGGTATATACATTGGAAACTCGGCACCTGTTTCAAACAGAGCACCATAATTAGTTGTAATACAATACAAACCTGCAGCCATTGCTTCCAACAGTGATATACAAAATGTCTCCTCAAAAATACTTGGATAAACATACATGTTATATGTATGCATATGATCTTTTATAAATCCATTTGGCTTGTAGCCAATATAATTAACATTATCTAATTGTTCCGCTTGTTTGTATAAGTCTTTATAGTTATCATTGTTTCTTTCGTAAAAATCTTTACCATATATTTCGCAAGAAGAATAAACATCTAAACTTATTAAAGGATTTTTTACTAACTGCATAGCACCTAGTAATACCGACAGTCCTCTCCAAGGTGTATTCTGATGTATAATTTTTATAGGTTGACCTTTTTGATAGGGTGGAGCCTTACCTATTTTATCTATACCATTTTTTATAACTACACATTTATGTGTTGGTATATCAAAGTGATCTCTAAAGTGTTCGTAGTTCCAATGACTATTAAATACATACCAATCGTACTTGTTATGATTAGACTTGTCTTTAAACCAAGGATATAAATTACCTTGATCATAAGAATTTTTTTGCCATAGGATATTTACTTTTGTAGGATGTAAGGGAGTTTTTTCTGGGACAGAAGTACATATCTGTACTTCACTTAATAATTTATTATCTACATATTTATGTAAATAATCTTCTTGTATTTCAGTTCCGCCTTTAGGGTTTTGGTTTATCATTTTTTTGATTCATCACTTTCTGCATTATGTCTAAGCCTTTCGGAGAAACCTGTACAGTTATATCTTGAACTATGTCAGGTCCATCTTTCTTTTCTTTAAACGTTTCACCTGTTCTAGTATTACGCCACGTAGTTATAGTAGTGCAATCTATTTTAATTATATCTTCTTTATCCGTTTTCATTCTCTCTATTTATTAAAGCATAACTTATTAGGCCTTGTATTTTACTACTGCCTGTAGCTGCTTGCACAGTTATAGCATCACCTGCTTCTAAATTCAACCCCTCAGGTGAAGCATTTATTTGTGACTTAGCTGCTACGTCATCTCTAAAAAATTCGTACTCAGTGCTAGAATCAGATGAGTCAACAAAATTCATATTTACTAGAATAGCTGATGATGCATCATTATTAGCACAATAGATACTTTTAATTATAATTGCCCCATCTGTAGGGCAAGTAAGCACGGTAGTCTTACCAGTACCGGTTTGTTTAAAACCTTGATTTTTATAAAATATACTCATGTTAAAAAATAATTAAATGTCTCTTGTTCGTTTTTTAAATCTTGTTGAAAAGAAAAATTAAGCTGTTGTTGCATAGTAGCTAACGCTTCGATAATCTGTCTTTGGTTCTCTGCTTCGTATTCTGGTGCAGGTTCAGGTATGTATGCTGTTACTTTAGCCATTACTTAGGCCCTTTACCAGTTCCTGTATTTCTAGCTTCAAAAGCTTTTCCTGGACCTGTGTATTCTCTTCTACCTAAAGCAGATAAAGCTGGATCTGATTTATAACTTGTATCTTGTGTTAGATTACTACCTAATTTAATATTACTTGAAGTAGATCCATCACCATGAATATTTATAGATTTAGTTCTTTTAATTTTTTCTTTTAGATCTGCTTTTTGTTGATCTAATTTAGCTTTCATATCAGTCAAGAAAGCAAAAGTATTTAGATTGTTTTTATTCATTTGTTCCCATGTTTTACCATATTCATTTACATTATTTAAATCACCATACTTTTCATTCCATCTACTTTTAGATTTGTCTAAAGATTCTACTTTAGCATTAAAATCATTTTCAATATTCTCTGCATAATTACCCCTCAGACTTCTAACATTTTTACCTCTTATATCTTTTATAAGACCTGTATTAGGATCTACGTATATTCCACTACCTGAAATACCTTTCATATCCATAACAGATTTAATAAATTTTCTGTCTTGATATGGAAGCGAATCAAATTTATCTAAACTTCTTATAAATCTCATACCAGGTATAAAATCAACTAATGTATCTAATCCACTTTTTAATGTTTTTGGTAGCTGTTGAGTAATAAAATCTTTAGCTTGTGTCAGGATACCTGTTGGTTCTTGATAAAAATTAGCTTTCTCTAGAGCGGCTTGTTTACCTAGTGTATCACCTAAATAAACTTTTTCACCACCAATTATTTCATATGGAGCTTCAAATTTTTGAGGCGTAACAACGTTTGATTTAACAGCTGAACTAGGAAGATAATAATTGTCTTGAAAATTTGGTAGAGATGTTACGGTATCTTTAGGTGTAAATTTTTCTATTTGATTTTCTTGAATTATTTGATTAATACTTTTACCTTCATTAATACCATCAGCAAATTGACTTATATTTACAAAAGGAAACTCATTGTTAGTGCCTACAGCTCTAAATTGTAAATTACCAAATTCGTCTATGTATTGTTCCATTATCTTCTTCCATCTGGTTGTGCATCTAATCTAAAGGTTCCGTATCTCCACGATTCACCTGTAGATGTATTGGCTATCTTAATAGCTACTAATCGTCCTCTAGCTCTAGTATCTATCTTATCAGTTGTTTTTGTAACTGTAAAGGGACCTAAAGGTGATCCTACAGGAGCATTATCAGGATAATCATTTAAGAATAATGTAACTGTAGAGTTACCACGTAGATATTTAAAATCAGGTATAAATCTTTTAACAGACATAAAGAACTCTCCATCTCCTCTGTAATCTGCAACCCCTGTTTGTTGTCCTAACGCACTTCGTCTAGATGTAATATCCCAGTCTCCAGATTTAATAAAAGCATCAATAGATGTAGTGCCAGAACTGTTGACTTGGTCATCACCTTTTTCATGACAATAGTAAACAGATGCACCATATTTATTAGTTAAGCCACTAATAGCAGCAAAAACAGGCGTGTCTGTAGCGCCATAATCTGTAGCATATGGTTCAGGATATACACCCTGATCTTGATAACTAGATCTGTCTAGGGATGATGTAGTAAATACATTTTCAGAATAATTATAAGTTACACATCTATCAATCTGTTCTGATCCGGACTTAGGATAGAACCAATTTATTTCTGTGTACAACGCATTAGGTGATGAATAAAT